TCTCTCCGTTTCCTCCGTTCAGAAGCCATCCGGCCAGGTCATTCTCATGTAACCTCTGCATTATCAATATGATCGGTGTCTGGGGCGAGTTGCACCTGGACTCCAAAGTATTCTGAAACCAGTCTATTACGTTCTGCCGGACCACCTCGGACCTGGCTTCGTCGGCCTTGTGCGGATCATCTATTATTATTGCCCCACCAAATCCATCTCTGGACTTTCCGGCGCCGTATCCGGTTATGGTTCCACCCGCTCCAACCGCATATATGCATCCACCGACCTTAGTTTTCCACTCGTCTTTGGCCTGGGAATCGGTGCGCAGGTCCACTACATTTCCAAATATCCTCCTATACTCATCATGCTGCACCAAATCCCTAGTTTGCCATGAATTGTTCGCCGCCAGCCTTCCAGAGTAACTGGTATGTATGTACTCAGCATCCGGCACGTGCCCAAGGGTCCAAGATATGAAGTTTATGACTGCAAGTTCGGTCTTTGAGTACCTCGGGGCCACATTAATGATTAATCTGGTACACTCCCCGTTGTACACGCGCACAAGGGCCTCACATATCAGCCGGTGGTGGGTCCCACGCAGCCATTTAAACCCTTTTCTTCGCAAAAACATCCATCTGGAGAAAAAGTAAAAGTCCTCTCTTGCCACCTGACGTGCCACGAGCAGCTCATCATTATCCAATTCCTCATCAAATCGTTCCGCCGGAACCGTCATGGTCACACCTTCTCATTAAGCACAGCTATAATAGCCTGTAACTTCTCTGTCGATATGTTTATTGTGGTACTTGGTCCTATGATCGACTGAGGCACCCCGTTCTCGTCAGGAAACTCTATCTGGGTAGCCTCTTTCCATCCACATTTTGCTTTAAGGAAAAACGTTGTCACAGTCGGATGATCCTTGTCCACGGCCATCTCAAACGCAGACTTAGTGACTTCCATATAACCTTTAGCCCTACCCACATCTATGGCGTCCTGATAGTTATCGTGCATCGTGCCAGGCGCCATGTCCATGATTCTGGCTATATCCCTCACACTCAATCCTATCTTAGCCATCTCTTCTATCTGAAATATCTGCTCATTTGTGAGCTCCACGCCCCTAGCAGCCACAATCTTTTTATCTACATCAATTCCCTTCTCTATGGCCAATGTGTATCCCTCATTTAGGGCCTTTCTGCCCCTATACTGGAGCATCCTCTTCGTCACCCCAAAATGTCTAGCTATATCAAATTCCGACATGCCCTCAGACGCCATCTCAACTATCTGGTCCCTCTGTTCTTGGTCAAAAGATACATTAATATAACCGGCTTTTGTCATATATCTCTCCTTAAAACCTGTTCCTTAATGGAATAGGGGCATATTTCCCCTCTTCTTCCGGATGTGCAAACGGGCTTTTTCCCTGTAAAATCCTCATCTCCGCATGTTTTCTGGCCTTTTCGTCTATCTCGGGCGTTGGGCCTTTACCGGCCAACAGATGGTCTAATTCCGCCTTATTTAAGGTTGGTATGAGTGTGGGGACATCGGTCTCTTTTCCGTTGATCATGAAGCCTCTGGAATACTCCGTCATATCTCTGTCGCTTCCGTCGGTCATCTTATGTGGACCAAGAAACCCCTTACCTTTTGGCGTGCCATCAGGTCTTAGTCCATAATCCTGTATGGGAGCGATTGGTACGGCGAACGATGTACCAATCATCGAGTTTATCTTTTCCATGTTAGACTCCTCTGGGACGCAGCACCAAGTGCCCCGGAAATTAGTGGCAACTGATAATTTTCAAAAAACCCCGGGAAATCCGACGTTCTTAATTAATTGGTACAGTGTTCCTGGGGACGACACGCGCAACTGTCGCACCACCTGCGACGCCCGTCGTGCGTATCACCCACACACCGTGCACGCCGCACCCATCACTCGTATACGTCATGTATCGCACCTATCACGTCGTACGACGCACGTCGTGCATCGCACCCAGTCCACTATCTTGTTATTTATATTATATTACGTTATTTTCCTTTTGTACACACTAAATAGCGTTATTATATCACATTCTTATGCGCGCACGTACGGGTATCCATTCTTTTATATCATCAATTCATAAAAAAATAATTAATAAAATCATATACTTACCAACTTTTGTCTCATTTTTATCAGCTTTTGACCCATTTTTATCAGCTTTTGACCAGTTTTATGACTCACAAATCAATATCAAAAATTAGATAAAAAATTTATTGATTATTTTTCATCAATAAAATCAATCACTTACATCATCTTTTCACTTTTATCGAAATGTTGGCATAAAAATTGCATATATATCAAGTCAACGACGAAATAAAATCGTCGAAAAGTCCATTGGACTAAAAACATTTTGGAGGTATTTATCATGGAAGAGAACAAGAAAGGATTGGAACAGGCGAAAGAAGTAGTGGGCAAAATTGTGGAAGAGAACAATGCGTCACCCGTACCCACCACGATACCCGAATTGTGGAAGAGAATAGACGAAAGACTTTCGGTTATCGAAAGCAAATTCTCCACACGCACATCAGGCAGAGGCCCGTCAAGCACGCGTAGCATGACAGCAGATGACGCCGTACGCATCATGACAGGTGATTTATCCGACAACACTATCAAGGAATGTGTGAAAGAGCTCGGACTCTCTTACGGGCAGATTTACTCCGCACGCGGTGGGTACACGTTCAAGACGCAATACGCCCTCCGTGAGGCCACAAAGAAAGCCGCAGTAAAGAAATAATACTCGGCGAAGTTAGGGTAGGGACAGACATGGGGTCTGTCCTCTCCCCAAATAACCGAATAAAGAATGGAGGTGATATAGGTGAATAAGAAATTAGTGGCTATAATCCTGTTACTTGGAGAAGCCCAATCTATGATGTACAAGGGCAATCACAATGAGGCACTACTTAGAGTCATGCATGCTGAATTACTCACGCGAGCTGCGTTAGACCCGACAGACCCGGAGTGGACGGAGGTATTAAAGCCCTTAATAGAGTCTTATCCGGATATATAGGCGAAATTAGGGTAGGGCATATATCAATATGCCACTCCCTAAATAACCTATAAAGGAGGTGATATAAATGGCTCAACATTTTGGAGGAAGCCATCCCAAAATATTGGAGATGGACAAACTACAAGACCGCATCAATGAGTTGAAGCGGGAGGTGGAGAAAGAGCGGGATGAACAGAGAAAACTTCTAGTCCCTATCTGGAAAATCGAAGACATACATGTAGTGGTAGAAAAGAAGTTAGGATATGATTGGGATAAAGAATTAGTTGAGGGAACCGAGTGGTTTGAATTTACAGAAAAATTACAGAACCCAGAAGACTTCACAAATCACATGAATCTGTACGGAAGTATATCCCAGAGCCCAAATGAGTCACACCACTCCGTTAAGTATTACCGTGTAGCGGGCGTATTGCTCCATGGTGGGAGTGGATGGATATGTCTAAAAGACAAGCAACCATGTAGTGATGAGGAGTGGGAATTGCTCAAAACCGGCGATATCCCAGAAAAGTTCAAGAGATAGTCGGCAAAGTTAGGGCCGGGACAGACACGGGGTCTGTCCTATCCCTAAACAACCGAATAAGAACGGAAGGAGGTGATATAGAATGGAGACCATTAACTTAATGGATGCTATGACCAGTATGAGGCGCATGACCTCATACCTCATGCATGACGAACGTAAACATTGGGAAGAGGCGAATGAAAAGAGTTTTGATAGAACCATAGAACCCAACAGACCGTCCGAGGACGACGACCATATCTTTTTTGATGTGCTCAGAGCCCAGGAATGGCTGGAACAGAACGGCATATATGAAGAGGGAGGTATTATATGAGTAAGCCAGAATGCGGTCTAATAGGTGAAGACGGGAATGTGTTCAACCTTATAGGCAAAGCGAGTAAAGCGTTGAAGAGAGCAGGTCTAGAAGACCAGGCTAAAGAGATGTCGGAGCGAATATACAGATGTGATAGTTATGATGAAGCGTTGCGCATCATAACAGAGTATGTGGATGTGGTATAATATAGTGGAGGTATAACATGTCGGACATTATTGTAAAGAAAGTGCTGTGTACTGGGTGCTCGGCTCCTGGTCCAGAGTACTCCGTCATTTCAGATGACGGTCTAGTTTACCAAGTCTTATGCCATAAATGTAGGATAATGGAGTCTTATATCTATGGGACAAGGGAATTGAAGGAGAATCCGGAACCGAACTCTCCGTAAGTAGCAAGTAGCATGCAAGTAGCGATCCATAGTAGCACAGCGATAACTTTGCAAGTTGTTGTTTTATATACTATTTTTTATTTATATATATCTATTCTACTAATAAGTAGTAGTATATATATGTAGTAGTGTAAAATTATGTAAAATAAAAATAAATAAAATAAAATAAATAAACAAGTATGTAAAATAAAAATATATATAAGAACTTTTAAAATTTTTTACTACTTTTTAGTAGCAGAGCATCTAAGTATATGTTTTTGTTACGTTTATGACATTCTACTTACGCTCTGAACACAGTAGCATCCAAGTAGTAGTAGCATCTTCAGAGCGCGCAGAACGCTCTGAGGTAGTAGAGAACTGAAAGAGACTAGAGAACTGAAAGAGACTAGAGAACTGAAAGAGACTAGAGAACTGAAAGAGACTAGAGAACTGAAAGAGACGAAGATGCTTGAAGAATCTTGTGTACATTTTTTTATTTTTATTTTAAAATATGACATAAAGGAGATATAAAAATGAGAACTATAGAACAGAAGATTTTTGATTGTGAGAGCGAGTTGATGGTGTTAGTCGCGAAGGCAAATTTGGCCGCTAAAAAGAGAGACGGACTGATTATGAGATTAGATGCGTTGAGGGCTGAAAGAGACGAAGAGATTCGAAGAAGGGAGGGATATGAAACTGATAGAAGCGAGATTTTGTCCTGATTGTAATGAAGTATTTTGCAATAAGGGAAATAAATTAGTGGAATTTAACGTCTGTCCATCCTGTACAAACAGGTTAACACTGGGCTTGATGAACACGTTTGTTGTTCAGAGAGATAAGAGGAGGCGGGGTCATGGAGGTAGGGGATAGGGTTAGGATAAAGAACGACGATTATTTGGGGATGATCGGTACCGTGGAAGACATATATGAGGAACTGATTCTTGTGTCATTTGAGGATGGGACCGACGACCTGTTTTTTAATGAAGAGGTGGTTAAAGAGGAGGTAAAGGTTTAGATGAAGGATATATTATATCGCATTGAAAAGAAATTAAGGTCACTTGATAAGGTGCCTTACTTCATGCATTCAGGATTTCAATACAAGCTTTTACGACTAATCTGCGGAGTATTGAGGAATATAGTGAACTAATGAGTGATGCAAAGGCCGTTGGTGGACATGCTATGAGCTATAATGAGTTCAGAAATATCTGTATCCGAAGAAACTGCTGTGCGCTGAAAGACGATGATAAATGTCCAGATTATCCGTGCCTAATGTATGATGAACTGAGGGGTGATTGTCGAACAATAGAGGAGGTATATGAACTAATGGTCGAAGAATATGAGGAGGATTCGAAATGATAATGGAAGAGATGGATACAGCCGCAGTGGAAGCAGACAAGGTGCTGCGTGCTATGGCCCAGAGAGACAGTGTGCCGGTTGCGAGGTGGTTTGCCGCGCACTATAAGAGCGCAGGTCACAAGAGACTTGGACGCGTGTTGGTTGCGTTTGCCAAAGACGTGGAGGGACTGAGAGAAGAGAACTTTGCGGAGGCCGATCAAGCAGGTGATTGAGGACAGAAAATTGAAGCCCACGATATACCGGCATTCACTGTGCTGCATAAGTTGAACCTGACAATACAGCGAAGTAGAAATTGTGGCGGCGGATAATGGGGAGCTTAAATGTCCCTAATCAAAACATAGAAGAATTTTGTTTACATTTATAAAAAAGCGTTATACAATGAAACTATAATCGAAACGGGCAATAACGCCCAAATTCTAAACGCTGAGGAGGCAAAAGAAAGTTATGGCGGAAGAAAAGAAAAAAGAGTTGGCACCTAAGACAAACGTGCCGGGAGAGGTGAAAGAGAAGAAAGAGAAAGTGTTGATCGTTGGAATCACTCGGGGCCGTATGCCTATTGCAGTGGTTGCGATGGTCAGGTTCGGTGATCAGAAGAACGAAGAGACAAAGGCGTTGGCCACGATGTTCGGCACCACCGTTGGAAAGATTACGGACATCAAGAAACGTTCGACGTTCGCGTATTTACCGGAGAACTTCAGGCCTAATCAGGCCCAGAAGGACGAAGGGATTGCATGGTTAAAGAGACACGTTGATTATGCAAAGGGCGCAGTCGATGGTCTGATCAATGAACTGGAAAAGACGCCCGTAGCCACAGAAGCCGAAGCGGCTGCGTACGAGGCAATTCGTGCGGCCAATAAAGGCCAGAGGGCTACGACCAAAAAGGGTGATGTGGCAAATGCGGGAGGAGGCAATCGTCAGAAAACTGTCACCACCGCCGCACCCAAAGTTCCCCCCGCCAGCGCATCTGATCTTCTGAAATAGAAGACCACAGATCGCGGGTCTAAGAGGCCAGGTGCATTTGGCGCCTGGCCTTTTTAGGATGCCCTAAAGAACATATAAGTTTTTTGTTTACAAATGGCAAAATAAAGTTTATAATAATATAGTTACGGGGGAATTATGATATCATTCGGTAAAGCTTACGAAGAGATCAGGAATGGATGTTTGTTGGGAAGGCCGAAGAGCCTTGTGCTGTATGAAAATTTGCTCAAGATTCCGGACGAAGGAGACTTGGCCGAGATAGGGGTTTACAGAGGATCATCGTCTCTTCTCATGCGACTCATGTATCCAGATCGGATTCTGCGATGCTATGATACATATTGTGGGATTCTGGGGGCTAAGGACAATATAGATTTTCACCAGAACGGTGAGTTCAACTGTTCGTTGGAAGAGGTGCAGAGAGTTGTGGGGGTGAACGATAAGACATTTTACCATGTTGGGATGTTCCCCAATTCATTTAACGAATATGATAGAAAGTTTGCTTTTGTCCATTGTGATACCGACACATATATGGGGACTAAGAGTTCATTGAAGGTCATGATCCCATTATTGGAACCGGGGGGTGTCATGATCATTGACGATTATCTTTGGCTGGACTGCCCTGGCGTGATGAGAGCTATCGATGAATGGAACACGGATAATCATAGATTGAAGTTCGTTGGAAAAGGGGTCGGTAACCAATATGTCATACACACTAAACCCTAAAAATTTGGAGTGCTGTGGGAATTGTAAGCTGCTGTATGCTCGCAACGAAATTCTGTGCTGCTCCGGAGAGCATCTTGCTATTGATCTTATAGAGCCATGGGCGGTGTGCGAGTATTGGAAGTACGACGGAGTGAATAAGAAGTTGAGAAGTTTATATAAAGAGATGGAAGGAATTCATGAGGAATGATATGGAAGATAGAGATAAATTGATTCAAGAAGAATATATAGATACGGAGTATGGTCCTTGGAAGGTATTGGTCATATGTCAGTGTCTGAATCAGGCCACATGGGTGGTGGTGGAAAGGATAGTCAACGAACTGTTTCGTATCTTTCCGAATCCTCAGGCTATGCGTGAAGCAGATCCGATGGAGGTGTTTGAGATTGTGAGGGATCTTGGGTTCGGGGCGCGAAGGACTGATTTTCTGATTTCGATGAGTAAGAGCTACAGAGATCAGTTTGAAGAGTATGGACAAGATTTTGAGAAGTATGATATATGGAATATGGAGGGGTGCGGGGTGTATGCGATGGATGCATGGAACCTGTTTGTTCTCAAAAAGAGGGTTGAGCCAAAAGACAAACACTTAAAAAGATACAAGGAACGAATGGAGATACGATATGAATGAACCTATTGCAAATGATACAAAGGTGTTGGCGTTTAGGCTGCCAGTGGAGACAGTGAAAAAATTGTATGATCGAGCCAAGACAGGTGAATCAAATTCCAAATTATTGAGGAGAATAATAGACAGTTTTCTAAAGACGAAATTAAAATCTAAACGTTAACAATATTTGGGGGGATAATGTCGTCTTTGGAACTTGCTCGCGAATTCGCGAAGCATTCGTATTTCGTATTTCCATTATATCGCAACAAAAGTAACAGATTAATGAGTCCGTTCGGATGGGCCAGAAACTCTGTGTCTCAAGACCGGTTGGATAAAGCTATACCCGCCACAAACGTGTTAAAAGATATAGACAAGTGGGAGCACATTCTAAAAACTAAATATCGTTCTGAGATAGCCGGGTTCGGGGTGCTGGGTGCCGGGGTGGTGATACTTGATCTAGATGTCAAGGACGGAAAGAACGGAATAGGTGAATTTAAGGATTTTAAGAAGCAACACAACCTGCCTCCGCCCACCATGATCACAGTCACTAAAAATGGCGGACTGCATCTCTTTTATCGTAGACCTCAAAAATACCAATTATCACAAATAAAGACTTTTAGCGGGGTGACTGTAGGACAAGACCGATATCCGTCTATAGACCTGAGAGGAGACGGAGGGTTTGTGGTTGGGCCGGAGTATATGGTAAAAGATTTGAATGAGGTGGAAAGAGGCCATTATGGTATGATGGGGTTTGTGTCTCCAGACCAGTTACCGGAATTTCCTGAAGGGGTAATGAGTTCATGGATTAAGTCGTCAATGGACATGGATTTGGAGAAGATGTCCGTAGCGACGGATGAGTCAGATTTTAAGATAGCTATTCGAAGAGGGGAGATACCAAGGTTTATTCCAAAGGGATCCAGAAACGCGTCCTTCTTCCTGTTCATAAGCGTGCTTAGGTCTAGAGGAGTTCCAAGAGAAGTAAATAAACAGATGTGTGAATTGATGGCCAAAAATGTGGAGGAACCTGAGACTTTAGCTGCATCAGTAAATATGGAGGCAATGCTGAGTAAGGCCTATGAACAGGAACCAGAAGGACCGTTTCTGGTGGCCGAAGACCTGATAAGACGAGGGCTGTACCAGTTGACGGGATTTAAGAATCATCTTCATTATGTGATATTAGAGGAGAATCCCTACATATCGTCAAGAAATCCACATGACGAAGTATCGATGAAAACGCTGCTTAAGAGATATGAGCACACCGTGGCCAGCGATAACGGCAAAATGACCAACGTAAATCCAATCACTGTAATAACAAAACGTATAGGGGATGAGAATCGGGCTGATATGTTGGGGTTTAAGCCTGGAGCTGGGGAAGTGTTTTCGTTGCACGACGAACCGGGATCACGAAGATTTCTGAACACCTATAGACCTATTAGAGTTAGGGAAAAACCGGATGACTATGCTGTCGAAATATGGAATGAATTCGTGCTACTTATAGCTAGATTATTTGGTTCAAAAGATTCCGAAGCGTTTCAGATAGGTATGGATTTTGTTGCATGGCTGACCCAGATGCCGGAAATCAAGCCAAGCATAGCGCCGTTCATAATGTCGGTCAACAGAGGGGTTGGTAAGACGCTGTTGT